GCGCCTCCCATATTTGTCTTGTAAAATTGGAATCGCCACCCGGGTAATTAATAACAACTACAATAGGTTCTATCGCTCTACCACCAGTATGTTTTTTATACTTATTACTATGTGGCATTATATATAACAAAATATAATAAATTCCTACACATAATCGTCCCATTCTAAATATTCAATGGTATAAATGATTTTGAAATATAATATATAAACGTTTACTCTTGTATATATTATAATGGATACATTGAACCATATTCAACAATTCAAATCTGACGGGATTGAATTATTAGTCAAATTAAACCAAAAACAATTAGAACGCTTGTTGATAACCACAAACGATGCGTATTATAATAGTCATCCGTTATTAACTGACAATGAGTTTGATATTATCAGAGATTACGTATTAGATAAGTATCCAAAAAGCACTGTTGTAAGCAAAATCGGTGCACCTATAAAAAAGGCAAAGGTTACGCTGCCGTATTATATGCCATCTATGGATAAGATCAAACCAGATACTGGTATATTAGGGACATGGACGCGCAAATATAACGGACCATATGTTTTATCGTGTAAATTAGATGGAGTAAGTGGAATGTATTCAACAATCGGCGGTGTGCCGAAATTATATACACGGGGCGATGGAACAATTGGACAAGATATTTCACATTTAATACCCGTGTTTAATTTGCCAATGATAAAGGACATTGTTGTAAGGGGGGAGTTTATTATTCCGAAACAAGTGTTTGATGAAAAATACAAAGATATCTTTGCCAATTCGAGAAATTTGGCGTCTGGTATTATAAACAGTAAAACAATTGATTCTAAGACACGTGATTTACACTTCGTTGTATATGAAGTCATTGTACCAGATTTAAAACCAAGTGACCAGATGAAATTTATAAAGAAATGGGGGTTTGAATTGGTGCAGCATTTGAACGCATCTACAATAACAAATGAAATGCTATCAACTACATTAGTAACTTGGAGAACAACATATGAATACGAGATAGATGGAGTAATTGTATCAGATGACAAGATATATAATCGAACTCAACAAAATCCCGAACACGCATTCGCATTTAAAATGGTATTATCGGAACAGATGGCTGAGGCAAAAGTAGTGGATGTAATATGGAATGCAAGTAAGGATGGATATTTAAAACCCCGCGTTCGAATAGAACCTGTAAAAATAGGGGGCGTTACCATAGAATACACTACCGGTTTTAATGCGAATTATATTGAGACAAATCGTATTGGCATTGGTGCAGTAATACAATTGATTCGAAGTGGCGATGTAATACCATATATTAAATCGATTACCGTTCCAGCTGAAATAGCAAAAATGCCCTCTGTGCCATATCATTGGACAGATACACATATTGATATTATTTTAGATGATGTAAATACAGACGACACGGTGCAAGAGAAAAACATCACGGCATTCTTTACCGGGATTGAAGTGGATGGACTTTCTAGTGGAAATGTAAAACGTATAATGAACGCCGGATATAATACGGTTCCGAAAATAATCTCTATGAAAAAGAGTGATTTTTTGAAAATAGATGGTTTTAAAGATAAAATGGTTGATAAATTGTACGATGGCATTCGCACTCGATTAAAAGATTCCACGTTGGTAGACATTATGGCTGCATCAAATATATTTGGGCGCGGAATCGGAAGACGTAAAATAATGCCGGTTATGGAAGCCTATCCAGATATCTTAACAATTAATTTAAGCAATGACGACAAAATAATATTAGTAAAACAATTGAACGGGTTTGGTGATGAAAGTGCAAAAGGATTTGTCTTATACATAGATGCATTTATCACGTTTTTAACCGAGTGTGGATTGACTGACAAATTGCACCAAGATAACCCATCTCCCACATTATTAACAAATGAAATTAATACAAGTACATCTCATATATTAAACGGCAAACACATTGTTATGACGAAAGTGCGTGATGAGGCAATTATAGATTTGTTAAAACGCGTCGGAGGAGTATTGGATGATAATATTAATAAAAACACGTTTGTCTTGATTACACGGTCGCACGACGATGTATCTGTAAAAACACAGAAGGCAGCCAAATTAGGTATTCCAATTATGACACCAGATGAATTCAGAGCAAAATATCAAAACGTTTGAAACTAATATCTATTGATAATATATGAAACTTGAAATATTGAGAAATATTCCAAAAGAACCATCAGCAAAAAATCCTGTATTTTGGAAACAAGGAGAATTTTTTTTAAAAGATCAGAGTAGAGTAGCTACTATGACTGATGTAAAATTTATAAATAACAACACGTTGGTTGCGTGTCATAGGGCAGCAGCAGAAGTATTCTTAATTAAAATAATAAATAATACATTTGAAATGATTGATTCTATGATATTGGACAAAGAACCACATAAATATTTATATGGAGATGCTTTTCATCCGGATTTGATGAGTTATCATAATGGAATGATATATTTATCAGAATACGGTCCAACTTATTGTGTGCTAACAGTTGATGAAGATAAACTTATATATGTGGCTGCACATAAAGCGAATAATGTTAATATACAATATCACGGAATATTAGCAAATGACCAAGGGCTCTATCTAGGAGGTTGTAATCCAGCAATAATAACATATACAGGGAACAACAAACCAAGTATTCATTTAGTTTCGTCAAAAAATTATATAAATGAGAGAGTAAAAACTATAAATTTATATAATAATTTATTTATAGTGTGTTTTGATATATGGATATCTAAAGGTAAATACAAAGAGATGGATACTAGAATAAGAATGTTAAAACAAGATGGAAATAATAACCTGGATATAATTGATGAATCTGTATATATTAAAGATTCACAACCAGATGGTGCTGTTATATATAAAGATTATTTTCTATGTACAAGACATTGTGCTATTAAGCGTTGTGGTGTTATAAGTATTTACAAAATACATAGTAATAAATTAGAATTGATTAAAGAAATAGAATGTGAGAACTTTCCACACGGTATAGACATTAATGAAAATAAAATCGTATATACGTCTTATGCAAAGTCCGCTATATTTATGATAGATTTCCCGGATTTAACTGCGATGTAATGTTATAATTATTTCAATTCGTAAATATCTTTTTTGTCAAAGACATTTACAAGAAGCTATTTCGTAAATACTGGTATTCCGACAATAACATTAATGTTGCTCGGTAGATTTGGCGTATCAATGAACTGGGCGACATCTTCTGCGATATACAATGTGTATGGGATATCAGCATTATTAACTAAACATTTGCTTGTCCATTTATCCAATTTAAGAACTTCATTTAAGCCAACTATACGTCCTTTTACGCCAAGATGTTGTGGTGGTCGCTTTCCCGGTTTGCCGTTGGTATGTTTTATTCTCCATTCACAAGATAATGCATTTTTGTGATCGACAAATCCGGTTACTAATGCATATATTTCCCATCCACCGCCCCGACCGTGTGTATAAACCGCTCCTCCCGATATTTCTTCGTTGTGTTGTCTGAGACGACGATATGGATTATTAGTTGACCCATTATATGTAAGATGACCATATTGCGGTTGTTTATTACGTAAAATATAACAATACCATTGTTCGGGTTGTTGAGTAGTAGTTACTTCCGACGACATATATTGTTCTCAACAAATTAAATATTATATTTTGAACGTCGTTTTTTTAGTTTTAGATTGACCATATTTATATTTTCGTCTTGATTTGTTTGCTAAAATAAAGGCTTTTTTATTATGATTACAGCCTTTGTCCAGTATATTATAATCAACCGCCGCAGCTTTTCCACCGGTAATTGAACTAGCTAATCGCGCTAACCCCCAAGATTGAGGTGTTTGGTTTGGTCTTGACCCAGATGAATAATATGCACCTTCGCCTTTTCGTACAATTTCGTTTAATGCAGACAATTTACAGCCAGTTTTTTCAGCTAATTCTTGTGTAGGTGCAATGTTCTCGATGTTATATATTTTACGGGCATTTATAATGTGTGCAGAAGGTTTACTTTTATAGGACGCTACGTGCGGTCGGTTATAATATTGATTCTTTTTATACATTTTTCTCGATTTAGTCAGCGTTTTGACTTGTTTCCGTTTATCTTTATCGGTTAAATTTTTAGGTATGTATCTAACCGGAATTTTTAAAGTATCCATTTACTTACAATATATTTACATTTTATTCGCAAGACAAGGCAAGATATCAATATTAATATATTTTACATCCGGGGTTTCATATAAACTAGTAAATTGTTTAAAATAGGGGTATTTTAACTGCGATTGTGGAGTATGATTGTGGACGGTTCTCGCTACCATTTTATATAACTTAAAATTAGGATACCTTTCTTCCCCGTTCTTTTTATATAATACATTTTTACCGTTGTCATCTAAACACCAACGGTGTATCGTTTTTTGCAGTTCATCATATTTGGAATAGTTATCATCATCCGGAATAATAAAATCATATATGGAACATCCCAAACGACATAGATCAAAACTATAATTGGGTTCAATAATCGGTTTAGTCTCGTCTAGATATGGTTCGCAATTATACTGCGTTGCGGCATCTCCACCGGGTGCAAAACTATCACTACATATTACTTTACCATCAAAGGTATAAATACTACGCCCAAAATCAATCAATTTAAATATTTTCCCGTATGTCGGGACTTTATATGGTATGTTCTCGAATTTATAATATAAATATGGTTCGGTAGTCTCAATATACATAATATTATTTGTATGCAAATCATTATGCGTGAAATGAAACATTCTTTGATAACTGATTAACATCATTATAACTTGAAATAATGCAGCCGCAGCAATATCTTCGTTAATTACGTGTTGCGTAAATAGGTCATCCAGGGTGCCTTTACATTTTTCCAAACATATCAATTGAACGGGAAATTTATTAATATAAGCGTATTGCGGTTCGTCTACTAAATCCGTTTCCGTTTCACTACTTGTATCAGCATCATTTGAGTCAGTTTCCCAATCAGCATCATCATGATCTGAATGATTCTCTTCATCTTCCTCGGAACTATCGTTGGAATCGCTGTTTTCTGAACTAGATGTACTGGTTGATGTCGATTCTGATTGATTATGAGGGGATTGTTGTGCGTGTGTATTGTTCTCATATATCAAATTCGATTCATCCATCTCCATCGAAATAATCGATGGAGATGCGTCTAACGTTAGACATTCAGGTAAAGAGACTGCACTTATATTATGATTATGAGTATTTGTAGTAGATATTCTTAGTTTGGAACGATTTGCGCGCGAGCTATCTGCGAAATAAGAAGCTACATCGTGATTGCATATCGAAAATAATTTATCAACATTTTCATTGAAATATTGCGATGTCATTAAATACTCAATGTCGTCTGCAACATTCATTTTATATTTTTCTTGTATCCCAAGAAAACTGCCGTAGAAATCTATCCCGTGTATGAAATCATATGTATGTAGTGCTTTGCTAGTAAGAAAATAAAAGAAACTATCAATGTAAGCGGCATTATTGTAATCATTTAATTTCGGATTTTCTGTAACAGTATTTTTTAGCTGGGGTAGTTTATAAATATTGTCTCCGTCCTTCACATATTTTCCGATCATATACCGTATAGGATCTAGTAAAGGAGAATACTTAATAAATACTGGTTTTGAATGCAATGTGTTCTCGCGAATGTCTATAACAGTGTCTGTATTCCTAAAAAAAAACTTGTGATTTAATTGAACCGAGTTATATTTCTCTTCGGGTAAGGTAACAACGTGAGCGTACAGAGGATTGTAGTTTTGAAAATGTTCGATACGAAACGGATTGTAATCATTTGATACTTCGTCATCAATCGAAACATACGATTGTTCTAATTGTTTGATGTCAATAATATCAACATCCATATAGTTAATCGAGAACCTAGATAAAGTATTCATTTGCCCTAAAACTGTATAAGTGTTTATTATAATTTTTTTTACAATTTTAAACTAATCATATCACTGACCGATAGTAATAATGTGGTTCGTTTAGACGTATATAATATTATATTATGATTATGTATTATATTACATCCAATAAATGACATTAGAATTAAAAAAGTTTAATATGCGTGAAATTACATTTAAACCAGATGAGAACAAAGGACCGGTGATAGTTATGATTGGGCGTCGTGATACTGGTAAATCATTTTTAGTACGAGATCTATTATTTTATCATCAAGATATACCAATTGGAACAGTAATATCCGGAACAGAGGCAGGTAACGGGTTTTATGCCGCTCATGTTCCTAAATTATTTATTCACGAAGAATATAATACAGTGTTAATCGAGAACGTATTGCGCCGTCAAAAAACGGTATTAAAACAAGTAAATAAAGAAATTGAAATGTATCGGAGAACAACGATCGATCCACGTGCGTTTGTTATATTAGATGATTGTTTATATGACCAGTCTTGGACACGCGACAAGATGATGAGATTATTATTTATGAATGGACGTCATTGGAAAATTATGTTGATTATTACAATGCAATATCCTTTGGGTATTCCTCCGAATTTAAGAACAAATATTGATTATGTGTTTATATTAAGAGAACCATATCTTACAAATCGAAAACGTATATGGGAGAACTATGCAAGTATGTTTCCAACATTAGAAGCATTTTGTGGTGTTATGGACCAAACAACAGAGAACTTTGAATGTTTAGTCATTAATAATAACGCCAAATCAAATAAACTCAACGACCAGATCTTTTGGTATAAAGCAGAGAAACACCCGGATTTCAGATTAGGATCAAAAGAATTTTGGGATATATCCAAAAGCATGGGTTCGGACGATGAAGACGAAGCATATGACCCGAATAAAGGGAAAAAACGTAGTGGTCCAGCAATAAATGTAAAAAAAAACAAATGGTAAAATAATTATTTGAAATTTATTATTAGTTGGTTTATGGATCAAATTCATCGTCCTCATCTTCATCAAAATCTACATCTATATATTCTATGTTTCTTGGCAATCGAACAATTGCAGTAAGTTGGAGGCTAGGTGGTGGAAACAATGATGTCATAAGTTCGTCCGTGGTTAGAGGTTGGTCGCTTGTATGAATATTGTTTAATATTTGCGTTCGAAATTCAGCGTCATTGTCATTGCCATCGTTCTCATTTATAACCGCTGCGTCAAGTTCCATACTGTTGTTGCTGGTGCGTAGTTCAACTGTATGATCCTCCTCGTCGTCGTCGTCGTCGTCGTCCTCATCCTCGTCGTCGTCCTCGTCCTCATCCGTATCTTCATCAATATCGTTATCTGGAGCATTATCGGTATCCTGATCATTGTGCCCGATTTTAATAGATAAATGAGATTTGAGGAAATCATTATCACGAGATTTGGATTTTTCAAACGGCATATGTTTGTCGTTATAGGAAATATGTTTTTTCTTGTTTTTTGCAATAGTAACTATCTTCCTACCAAAATTCGGATTAAATAAGTTAAACTGTTTTAATTTATTTATAAGCGTGCATTTTGCGATACGTCTAACACTATTATCAAGTGAATAGCTCATCATTAAATACAGGCGTAGATATGGTTTGAAAACTCGAAGTAAAACGTCGTCTGGGAAGTTGTTATCAATAAGAATATTATTATTATACGAAAGCGCGCTATATATGTAACTCACCAAATTGTCTTTGTCTTCGTTGAGAATAAACTGTTCGATATATTTTTCTCGTATTAAACAACGATTGTTTTGTTGAAATTTGGTTAAATTAAAATTACTGAGAAAGAATTGATATAACAACACCGGCGTCTTAATTAATCGGTCTCTGATTTGAAAATAGATATTATACAAGTCCGACTTTGAAAACGGCATATTGTTATATGGATTTTTTGATGGAAGAGGCTGAGATATAAAATAGGGCGAGTTACAAAGTGATGTCTCAATTATTTTATTTAAATCAGTAATTGTGAATAAATAGCATTGCTTGTTTTGAAAAATGGTAATAACATTGCGATGAACATCATCAATTTTACTTAAATATAAATCGGTGGAAATGATCAATGGCGCACGTTTAAATTTAAATCTGAATGCCAGACGAGATAACGCAAAATAGTGACGCTGAGCCCGCATATGCAAATCGTTGATATATGTTTTATCATCGTTGCTAACAAAATCTAATGTAGAAATCATTTTAAGGAAGTCATACTTGTGCATTTTATTATTGAGTGGCGGATCGTAGAGATGTAATTTTAAATTAAAGATCATCGTTTGTATTAATGTGCAACGCGTGTGCGAGGTATTACATTTAATAGTATTGTTTATATCCATAGCAATGTAGGCGGACTTGTTATTAATGGTTAAATTTGTCAAATCAAAGTGAAACTGTTCATCACATTTGGCATTTAGTTTATGTACAATGTATGAAAACGTGTTCATTTTTTGTATATTGGTTACAATAAATAGGCAATAAAAACATTTTCAATTTTCTAATGAGATAAATATTGATTGATTTGATATACAATTGTTGTTACAATTGTAAATAATATAAAAATCTGGTTTTATGTTATTTACCAGAATGATTCTAGAAAATCATATATTGGAGAAATACAATATTAAATTGTACAGTGAGGAGTATTCGTCCTACGATATTATTAATGATTTTCTAAAAAATAATCAAAACGAACAACCCTTTTACATTATAGATATTGGTGAAATTATAAAAGCATATGAAAAATGGATGTTATATTTTCCAAAAATTAAACCGTATTACGCGGTAAAGTGTAATCCAAATCCGGCACTATTGCACGTATTATCTTGTTTAGGTACATATTTTGATTGTGCATCAGAAAATGAAATTAAAACCATTATCGAAATAACGAATAATCCAAAGACGATTATATTTGCAAACCCGTGCAAAATGTCTTCTCAAATCAAATACGCACGGGCGAACGATGTAGATATGATGACATTTGATTGTGAGGAAGAGTTGTATAAAATCCGATTATATCATCCGTACGCGGAGTTAGTATTGCGCTTATCTGTGGACGATTCACATAGCATATGTAAGTTTAATAGTAAATTTGGTTGTAAAATTGAGAACGTCGAAAACTTGATTAATCTGGTAAAGTTATTAAAATTAAATCTGGTTGGGTTTAGTTTTCACGTAGGAAGTGGATGTAAAAGTGTAGATAGTTACTACACCGCGATCCAAACGTGTCGCTCTGCCTATGAATTGGCAGTTAAAAATGATATGAAAATTCGCATTATTGACATTGGAGGAGGATTTCCGGGCATTGACAATGAGAATAGTATCAATATTGAACAAATCGCAACAAAATTAAAGGAAGCACAAGAACAGTTTTTTGAGAAGGAAATGCAAGATGGCACGATTCAATTTATTGCGGAACCTGGACGTTTTTTTGTTGAAAAATCACACACACTGGTGTTGAACGTAATCGGCAAAAAACGAGAAACGAGTATGAATGATGCAAACGAGACAGAAGAAATTATTATATACTATTTGAATGATGGAGTGTATGGTTCATTTAATTGTATTTATTTTGACCACAAAACTCCGATTGTATTGCCGTTTAACGAGCGAAACGAAAACAAAATGTATAAAAGTAAAATATTCGGTCCAACATGTGATAGCATCGATTTGATTAGCAAAGAAACAATGTTGCCCGAACTAGCCATTGGCGAATGGGTATATGTAGAAAATTTTGGTGCATATACAACAGCGGCAAGTTCATCTTTTAATGGTTTTATCACAACCGATTATAAATATATTTTGCGAAACTAAACGGATATTTTTCATATTTTGATATTTACATCATAACAAAATATGTTTGTTTATTTATTATACTATTTACTCCGTCTTATCATCGGCAGTACCTGATTTTGCACTTGATTCTAACAAAATCTCGTTGCGCAATTGTGTAGATTCTACTGTGGCAACCTCTCTGTCATCGAAATTAACGGTTTCCTTCACTCCAACCAAGTTACCCTCTTGATCCATAGTTTGTGTTAGAACATTGCCACTTTTAGTTGCCTTCTCAATATTCTCCATAATCGCCTTTTTCTTGGTTTCGCGAATTCTTTCTTCGAATTCCTTCTTTGCCATCTCCTCATTTTTTAGTTTTTCCTTATGTAATGCATTAAGCTCTTCCTCCATATGCTCAACGCGACCCGTTTTGTATGCATCTGGGTCCCACGGAATCCATACCCCCACAGGTCCAACATAAATATCGTGATTCGGGTCGTGATCGCGCAGTTTCTTGCATCTTTCCTCTGCCTCATCTTGTGTAGAATATACGCCACGAATCTTTAATCCACGAACAGATGTTTGGAACGCGTGTTCTCTATTAAACGATTCATTTAGCTTATCTTCTTGCTTATCTAAGAAATTCTTATAATCATCGTCAATGCCACTTTTTTTGATTTTATCAGACTCTTCTTTCACAAATTCATTAAAATCTGAAATTAGCCCGTCGACCTGTAAACTATATTTATATGCAATGAAATGAATAAAATCAAAATATCTTTCCATTGATTTAGAAAATTCCCAATTCTTGATGAATTGATTAAAAAGATAGATCTCTCGTTTCTTCAAAATCTTTTCGGGCGAAACAAATGACATGCATGCAAACTTTTGTCCAGCAAGAGGCGGGTCTTCATCGCATAGATCTACGTATTTAGAGTTAGTTGTTCCGTCAGGGGATAACTTCTTATCAAATGATGACATTATATTAATATAGTTATACTACATCTATTTATTTAAGTGTTTTCATCATAATAATATTTACCATAAAGAAAATAGTTATATCAAATATTTAGGAAAATGTCCGATGATATATCATTGAATTTATTCGTATAGTATAATTATGTAAAAGATGACATTGAGGTAATTATTTAGGGAATTATTTTTATTAGAAAGTAATTATTAGGGTCATCCGTATTTTTTTTGTTATAATATAATATAACAATCAGCATGCTTGATTTAAACGAGTTAGTGAAACGCGCGATAAAGTACCTTATCGAAGGTTTAGTTGTGGCTCTTGCCGCATTTGCCATACCCAAGAAGCAACTTAACGTTGAGGAGATTGTGATAATCGCACTCACTGCTGCTGCAACTTTCAGCATTCTTGATGTGTTCATCCCCGCTATGGGTGTAAACGCACGTGGTGGTGCTGGATTCGGCATCGGTGCCAATTTGGTCGGCGGGTTGAAGATGGCGGTTTAAATTTAATACCAACAAAAAATACGTTTTCTTTGATTATATATATGTTTGTATAATCAAATAATAATTGCATATAAACCAAGTTAAATAAATACTTTGTATTATAATAAAAATGGATAATGACACACACACAAATGGATTGCTCATAGAAAATGAGAAATTAAAACAAACTATCATCGAATTACAAAGTCAATTATCAAAATATACAAACACTGATCGTCATAAACGATACTATGAAAATAATAAAGAGCGAATTAAACAGAATTCAATGAGATATATAGAAAAATTAAAGATAGAGAACCCAGAAAAATTAAAGGAATATAGACATAAATCATATATGAAAAGGAAGGAGTTATCAAATGTAGAATAATAGGGTGATTATGCATCATAATATGGATTGTCGTGAATTTTCATTCCACAGTATTCTTGTGGGGATTTTTTATAATCTACTGGATTATGAATATCCGCCTTTTTGGCATTTTCAAGTAAAAATTTGAAATTTGTCCAAAAATCACTTTTATGACCGATTGACTTTGTCATAATATGCGCAAGCTCGTGTATCGCAACAAACATTAGTGTGTTCTCGTCAATAAGTGTATCATTTTCTTGTTTCTTTTTGTTCAAACAAAATGCTATTTTTTCACCCTTATTTTCGCTGTATGCGGTATAACTACTAGTTGGTAATGTTTCCATTATTTTAGTTGGGTTAAATCCTTCGGATAATCGTTTCACACAATCTTTGCCTTTATGATTTTCATCCATGTATGCTACTAGTTGTTTACATTTATTCGTTACGGTAGCTAATAAATCCGCAGCCTCTTTTATACGTTTCCGTTCTCGTACGCAATATTTATTTCCATCAACAGATGACACTATACATTTCAGTTGAAAACTGTCAGCATTATCATAATATGTATATCCACATACAACTAAGATGAGTAATATTATAACATATCCTAAAACATCACTTTTATCCATTTGTATTCTTATATAATATTGGTGATTTAATTATCGCCAATATTATAAGTTCGAGAGATTGTCTATTTTTGTATATTATGTGTTACGCGTGATTTAACGACCAAGCTCCAAAGGAACGCGTCCTAGGTCAGCCTCGATCGTGCTTTGATTCCACGGTCCAACATCCGCCTTAGATATCACCGGGTCAGAACGTAACTGCAAATTTGCATTACGAAGAGATTGACCAATAGTATCAAGACCAATGTGATAACCCGCTTGTAACAGATCAGGCATCATCACATCACCTTCCTTCATAACAGAGGGGTTTAATGCGGACCATTGGCTATTTTTATCCTTAGGAAGTAAATCGCTAGGATTAGCTACGGGTTGGAGTGCATATCCAGCATCTGCCTTGCGAGCAGGAGCAGGGTCAGCAGCACGAGCGGGCGCATCTTCCTCAATAACTGGTTGCGCGGGACCCCCAGCGCCATCCTGCATTGAATCCACAAAGCTAACTTTCTCACCAGAATAACTTAACAAACCCCATACAAGAACCATAAATATGATAACTACAAGAACAAATTCTTTTGTGAAAAACTTTGCGAGACCAAGTTGGATTTCCTTAAACATCTTTGTTTATATAAACGACTGATAAAATTTTTTATCTGAAATAGATTAAATGTGCTAAAATATCTAAGTTAGATTGTTTTACTCATCACTTTCTAAATCACTTTCGTCGCTATCATCAATGTCGTCCAACATATATTTATTTTTAATGTTTTTTGCCTCTAAATAAGATGATAATGCTAAATTACGAGCATCCTTTGCTTTCTGTCGGGCTTCTTTATACATTTCGTAGTATACGTCATTACGCCTTTTTAATGTGATTTGATCATTTTCTGGCAATTCTTCTAAATTAAATACGACTTCTTGCATTTCGTTTGTTTCATTTATTACATTGTCTACATTGTCTGCGTTTTTGTCAAAAATCGGTTTATTTCCTACATTCGATTCATCTTCTTTAATGTTAGATTCGTTCATCTCAATTAATAAATTTTCAGTATCAGATATACTTTTATCTAACATTGTACTATCGGTGGCAGTCATTTCGGTTATTCCTAAACGTTCATCCTCAACTTCCTCCCCCCGATCAATTAAATCGTCCTTTTTTGTATCGTCTAACAGTATCTCCTCCTGCGCATCCTCCTCCACACTCTCGTCCTTCTCCTTATCCTCCTTATTATCAGTAACAATTCTATGACAAATGGATTGATTCACTGCTTCATCGACGTGACTAGTTGATGGATCACGTTTGTTATCTGTTTTAGTTTTACTTGCATTCTCACTGCTAATTGTCGGCTTAAATAAACAATTATCAAATATATTGTTAGGCTTTAATGCCATAACTTGCTTAATTTCAATATCAATTTGAAAACTACGGGGAGAACAGCGAATGCCTTGTATTTCAAGAATGGTCATTAATTGTGTATTGCTATTTATTACATTAAAATCTACTTCAATACCCTCTTCATTATATATCTTCAGTTTGGGTTTGTCTAAAACAGTTTGTATATTTGAACGTATCGTGTAATATGTACCAGACTTGTATAGCTTAATTGGGGATGTAAAATAGTTCTCAATGTCGTGCATCTCCATCTCGTTATCAAACCATTTTTCACGGTTATTATAGATATATTTATGACAATAGGTTTCAAGGTTCTCCAACCATCGGATAAAATGTTCATTTTCATTTGTAAACATCAGGTCACAGTAATAACGTTTGCCGACTTTTACAATTCCTTGTTTGCTTGTACACTTAGGTGGCTGCACATATAAATGTTGTCCATTATTCACTAAAAAACGAATAAAATGATTGCCACCTAATACGGGAGTTGGCTTAGTTAGCTCCATTTTGCTAAAATCAAAGTGGTCGAGTTTGTCATTTGTATCGTATATGTTCTCCATTATACAATATAAACAGGTTCTCTTTATTATAATTTTCGGCAAAACATTCGTTTCCAAATTACGTTTAATTATACTACTTAATTTATGATGATCTAGTAATAATTATGTATGAAAAGCATAAGAGAGAGTTGTGTTGAGTTTTTTCAGAACGAAGAGATTAAAAAAGATATTCGTGAAATAATTAAACCGATTGTAGATACCATATACAATGAAATTAATATTTATATATGGATTATCTGTTTTTATAATGTGTTCTTAGTATTTATTATTTTAGCAAATTTATTTTTAATGCTAAGATTATCGAACAAACTATCAAATGTGACTTATTTAGAAAAATAATATGTGCGTTATAATATATAATGGCTCGTAAAACTGCGACTAAAAGACATCGTAAAGTTTCAATGAAACGCATGAGGGGTGGTATGACCACCGGAGAACACGGCATTGCTGTATATGGAAATACAGATCAACAAGTGGCTGTTGGAAACGGATCAAATGTTATTCGTGTGAATGACCCAAATGCATTTGTTCCTGCACAACCTGGTATGCAAGGTGGTCGCAAATTGAAAAGAGGTCGTAAGCACGGAGGCGGAATTTTGGATGGAATATTTGGTGCCGAATCTGCGGCTGAGCCTGCTGCGGAGCCCGTTGCCGAGCCTGTGGCGGAGCCTGCTGCTGAGCCCGTTGCCGAGCCCGTTGCCGAGCCCGTTGCCGAGCCTGTGGCGGAGCCCGCTGTTGAGGAAGAGGAGGAGGAGATATATGGCGGCAAAAAGAAGAGAAAGAGCGCAAAGAAACATAGAAAG